TTGCCTTCATACTTAATGACTTCACCGTTGATAACGATAACACCATTACGATCAGACCACCCAAAAGTAGAGTCAACTGTGATAGTGTCACCTGTTGTTAGAGCAGGAGCAATAGACCTAGTAAGAACTGTCTTCTGTGGTACAACAAAGTCCGAGTTTACTGATGTTGGACTTACAACTAGATTGAACAGTTGACGACCATTATCGGCATCTACAGAATAAAAGTTTTCAATGGACGCTGAAGCATAGTCCAGAGAAATGTTGTTATCACCTCGTTGTATGATGGTTTGACCAGTTAACCACTCAATGTTACCAGAAAGAACTTCCGCCTGAATAACAAACTGCGAATCCCAATCAGAAGTAGAAACCTTGAGTGTACTGTCTTTAGGATAGAATGTAGTAGGAACATCGTCAGCACTCTTCGATACAATAGTATTGAAGATAAAGCGAATAGACTTGTCAGTTCCCTTTACTTTGTAGAAATTGCTGATATTTTTGATCAGCGTTCTCTTGTCTACATCTTCTTTCAGATAGTCCTGTGGAAAAGACTCTAGATACTGCTTCTCGAAAGACTTCACCATTCCATACAGGAATAGGTTGCTCAAGTTATCGACGTTAACACCTGCCTGGTGTGTCTCGGCCTCTGTCGATACAAACTTGGATGAAGAATACAGGTCACCTAGTTCTGTGGTGCCACTAACACCCCTAGAAACTTCTAGGAACTCGGTACTAGTTCTCTCTTTATAGAAACAGATTTCATTGCCAATCTTGATGTATCCGTTCTTCTCTGGAAACGATGATGCATCATCTACAATGATAGTCGTAGCAGTGGAGTTCAGGTATGTTGACAACACAGTCCTCTCTTGGAGGAGGTTCTTCTCATAGTTGTCAATATCATGATATGAGGTTAGATTTGTGATAATATCCAGAGGGTTACCAGGAGACTCCAAGTGCTCATAGTAATTCTCAAGAACTTTCTGGAAGTTCTCGTATTGAGCGACGATAAAACCTGGCAGTTGATCTTCGATCAGCGAAGAAATCTGTGTATTCATCTAATTACTCTGGGTATACCGTAAACTTGCTGCTGCTGATGTCTACATCTAGATATAGACTTCTTTCTGCGTTGATATCGTTTTTAGCAGGTTGTACTCTAACCTGGATTCTATTATCGAAGAAACTACCAGAAATGATAGTTACATCATACAACTTGATCTCACCCTCTACATAATCAACTGTTCCGAGTTTGTCGTTGAGGACAACCTTTTTGCCAGTCGCAGGGTCCAGTCTATATAGGACAATTAGACCGTCCCTATCTTCAAAATAAACGGTATAATTAGGATACTCGGCAACCTTGAATCCAGTGCTTTGGATTACAGGGCCATCACATGAATCAGCAAATTCATTCTGGAAGCACAACTCATAGTAGTAAACAGAGTTGAGTGCTGGATAGAAGTCTTTCCTTAAAGTAATTGTAGTGGTATTGGAGTTGATCGAAGGATCAGTCTCGTCAATCACACCAACATACTTACTATATCTGAACTTACCGTTGAACTTCTCGGTTCCAGATAGTTTGGTGTACTCATCAACTGCAGAGATGACCTTTGCACGGATCTCTTCAGGGAACTGGGTAGTTCTCTTGGTATTGTAATAAATCTTACTGTCAATCTCAATGTATACAACAGAAGCATCCAGAATCTCTGGTGTGACTGATGCAACAGAATAATCACGCAGGCCATCAATGATTTGCTGCTTGGTAAACGTAGAAAGGACAGAACCACTGTTTGGTTTGATGATAATCTTCACCTTACCATATTCTGGGTATCTCTCCTCTTCACCACCATATACAATGATGTCAGATACTGCTGGATAGATCTTTCTGACAATCGCAGCGTAGTCAGCAGCAGTTACCGCTCTATTCTGGGTTGCATACAGTTTAGGAGCGTTGAATCGAATCTTATCGATGTTCTCGATAGCAGCGCCGCCAGAGGCGCTAGAAACGGTTTCAACGTTAGAGACGGTGATTGGGTAGACTTGATCGCTATCGTCCACCAGAGTGCCAGCAAACGTGAACTGGGACGCTCCATTGGTCGCAGTGCCATTGGTTGTGAGATAAGAGACCTCTACAACCTGCTGATCCTCTAATGCTCTACCGATAACGCCATCACCGAAGAATAATTCATACTGTTCATCTAGTGACTCATCAACATAGAAGATATTGTCTTCTGCTCCAATATCAATGATCGTATCGATCTGGTTGTAATAAACGAATGCTGATGATGTTGGTGATTCAAATACTTTGACACGAATCGTGCTTGTGTCTGCTCCAGAGTTAGCAAGCATGAACTTCTGCTTACTAATCGAGCGATCTACTACAAACTGATTAGTGATCAATGTTCCCTCAAACAGAGAGACATTAGTGAAGAATGCTTCGTTGTTAGAAACAGGAACCTTAATATCATCGACGGCAACAAAACGATACAGTTGATCGTCAAATGTAGTGATGAATCCTGTGCCTTTCTTCAGAATGATGTTAGCAGGTGCTGTACCAGGGAAACTTACCTTAAAGTTTAGTACGGCCTCTGGTGCAACAACTGACTTGGGTTTGTACCCCAATTGCTTCGCTAACGTGATTACATTGTCCCTCAAGGTCGCTGAATCGAGGAACAGTTCATTCACCACCATATTGGTGTTGAACGCTGTGTAATACGTGTTATACGCTAATACGTCAAGAAGGTTTGCCCATGCAGAACCCTCAAAGTCAAAGTCAGTAAAATCAGTCTGCGCTCTCAAGTATTCCTTGAGCGCAGTCTTGATATCATTAAAGTCTAGATTACTAACCTGAACGTAATTCATTATTGAGTTCTCTGCAGGAGGAAGTTAATTTCTAGTGGTGCAGCGTCTTCGCGACCACGAATCTCAAACTCAAAATTAACGTCAAAAGCATTCTCATCGTAATTAGGTTCTACGGTTAGACTGACAACCTTTACCCTAGGTTCGTATCTACGAACAGTATCGTTAATTTCATTCTTAATCAGTGCCGCAACACCGAAGTCAAGTGGTTCAAACAGTAATCTAGAAAGTCTTGACCCCAACTGTGGTTGGAAAGGTCGCTCCCCAGGAACGGTCATCAACAAATTCACAATAGACTGCTTGATAGCAGCGTCTTCTTTCGTTACTTGCAGGTCGCCAGTAATCGGATGTGGTTTGAAGTTTACCTTTAAATCCTTAAAGGGAGCGAAATCGGGCACAATAACACAATTTTATTTTTATTTATAGGGTCATTCCTGCCATCTTTCTAGATAGTCATCTTTACGATTTTCTTTCTCTTTCTTCTTTCTAGCGGCCTTTAGATACTTATCAGAATCAACCTGGGTGATCAATGTCATCCCCGATGCCATAAAGTCCTTGCCCTTGTCTGTTGGTGAATTGCCCATGAAAAAACCTCCCTAAAGTCTACAACGTAGAACTTTTAGAGAGGTTGCTATCTCAACGGTATTTATTTTCCTTGACCGCGATACTTCTTCTTTGCCTTGTTACGTGAAGTCGCAGCATACTTGGTGTTCTTACCCATACCTTGACGGGTATTCTTTGGAGTGGATTCAATCATGGGTGATCCACTGATGCCGACTTTTGCTCTTGCCATAATCCTTTTATGTTGACCTTGATATTATACCACAGATTTCATCCACCAGCAATCACAGAATGCGATCCCTGACACATAACGCCTCCACCAGGCGCTAGAAGGTCTCCTACCCTCATAGCACTCTTCTTGTTCACAAAGACCGTCAGAGACCCTTTTGTACACTTGTCAGGGTGTGGTGGCTTCGTACCACATACATGTACCACAGTAATGTCGCCCACCTTGTTCGCTGGCAACTTATTGATCATTACATTCGCTGATCCAGTAACTGTCTTCACTGGAAACCAGCATCCATGTCCGCTTTCAAAGTCACCCAGTCGTGACATTCCAGAGCCCGCTGCCATTAGAACTTTGCCTCCTCGCCAGGTTTTGCTGCCTTTTGCTTATTTATGCGGTACTCGACGCGCCTAGCATGGGGAATCCAGTTATTATCTACATCCATGTACGCTTGGAAATACCAAATATACGGAGGACATGTCGATGTTACCGTAACCACGTAGAAGAAGCGTAAGGTGATAATCTCTGATGGCCTCATTGACCACATGTAATTACTATTGGCCGCGGCAGTCTGTGTTGCTTTAGATCCCAGTCCCAGAGCGGCTCCTGGGAGAACTTCGGTCTGACTGATGGGCAGAGTTCCGCTCCCTGGAATATCCTTCTCTACAGTAACCTTCTTATCCCTCTTAAACCCTGGTGCCTTCGATACACCCGCTCCACCAATCCTAGCAGCACCTCGGAGATTATCTCTAGTCTGTGGAGTATACGTACCACTATACAATTCACTAAATCCAGCATCCCCATCCCACAAATACTTCTCCGACACATACCCCGTGATCGGGACAGGTAGAGTGAGTGTTGTACTGCCTGGGGCAGTTGTGATGGAATTGAAGTTTAGATTCGGTTCCTTGAATACAGCATGAATCATCTCTGGTATATTCCCAGGTCCCCTGGTCACCAATACACTCACACCTGCTCCGTTAAACGGTGTTGCTGTACCAGGATCGATTCGGACACCTGTGATTAACTCTGGTGATGGTTGTGTGGGAGAAAAGGGAGTACCTCCAGGGCATATCAGATTAGCCTGTGCCGTAATCGGAACAGGTTGTACCATCTCGTAGATATTCAGATTAATACTCTCACGCCCAATATCAAACAGAGAGGGGCCTGGAGCAGGTAGAATCTGCCACATGCCCCCAACGAACGTAAAACCAGGACCAGGGAGTAGTATTGCCATTATTTCTCTAGATTTTTTAGGCGGGCATCTACATCATCCAAGTAATCTGTTATCTTCTCATGTGCGTCAGCACCTGGGCGTCGATACATGAGGTTTGGAGACTTTAGACGCTCTACCTCATTCTTCAATGATTGGATCTCCTGGAAGGCCATCTCCAAGACCTCCTCTAGGTTCATTTGCGATTTCTTTGAGGAGTTGGAACCTTTCATCTGATTTGTCTGCATTCTTAAAGTTTTCGGCGGCGCGTTTCTCAAATTGCTCACAGAAGTCGTCAAACTCGTTAAGGACTTCTGCTTGCTTATTCAGATATCCATCGTAGTCTTTCATGATTCAACTATACGGGTAAAAATTTTCTGGGCGATTTTTTTGTATATGGGGGACCCGTAATATTTATCTCGCTTGGGTAACACTTTGTAGGTTAGGAAGAAGGTACTTTTTTCGCTCGGCGGCCCTAATATACAAATAAGGGGGCAAATTACCTGCCCCCTGTGATTATCAGCGATTGACTGCCATTCTCACCCAGTCTGCAAACTTCTCAAGCGATTGTGTATCTAATGGATCGCAAGTTTTGTAGATGGGATTGTTACTATCACGTTGCTTGGTTTGGTTAACAACGAAGGTGTTAAATTGGCATTCATCCTTAAACCAATCGTAGGTCTCTTGCTTAACATCGAACTGACCAGTAAATACGGCAGCAGGTACATCAGGGTACACGCGGCGGATCTTATCGAACT